CACGGCTATAGGACTGTGGGCGGCTTCGGTTGGCCGGTGTGAATACAAACTTCTGTACTGTGGTGGTGGAACTACCACTGGCAATGGCCGTAATGCTGGTCAGCGTGACGCCCGGTGTATTCAGATAGGTCAGTCGTGGATACACCAGTGTGCTGCCCACGCTCATGTTTCTAAAATTACGCTGAGTAGTAGCATCCCAGTCTACAATATAGGGCTGAGACGAGTTCAAGGTACTGATCTGAATGCTCAGGGCATTGCTGGTTTCGTTGGCGGCTAGCTGAGGTACTGGATCTTTGTGCCAGGTCAGTGCCACCAAAATACTGGTTAAATTGCTGCTTAACTGTACGTTGAAGTTGGCCAGCGTAGCATTGGCTGACAGTGCAATGCTGGTACTCTGATTGAATTTGGTGACAATGACGCTGCTGTTGATGCTGTTACCCCAGGTAACATATTCTGGTACAGTGCTTACGCCGGCACCAATTTTATCAAAACTGGCACCGCCCAGCACAACCTGAGGACGTGTGCCGTCATCGCCGCTGTTCTGCAGAGCAAAGGTAACGTTTTCACCGGCATAGGTATAGGTGCTGTCATAGGTAACGCCTGAGCCTACACTGGTAGTGGTGCTGGTGCCAGTTTTAAAGTTGGCCAGACGGTCAAAACCATAGCCTGGCGCCACATAAAAGTCCCGTATGGTTGGTATTTTTACCGTGGTTTCTGCTATGGTTGCGGTGTGACTGCTGGTGGGATTTACTACAGTACCATCAATAACGTGTTCGCTGAAAAAACGGGTACCTGCAGGATGGATGTGATTTAAAATGGTGCGATACCAGCGTTCTTTAAGTATGCGACTCTTGATGACATAGCTGTAGCGATGATAGTAGAAACTATCCTGCAGAATCTGATCGGAACTAATCTGGCTCTTGTTGTCGGTCCAACGACCGTTGCGGGTAATTACTGGTGATGCTGCCTGAACTACAATCAAACTGCTGACATGCGTAGCGTGATTCCACAAATAGCCACGAATTAATTCCGAACTGCTGAATGTTCCTATTACACTGTCGGGCTGCAGGGTTATATTATAGTAATCGCCAAAACCCTCGTTGACATAATGTACCTGATCTACAGCAGCAGTAGCACCAGTGCTGCTGCCAACAATGGTGGTGTGCAGCAGATCCATGGGATCGCCAGTAACTGCTGCAGCACGCATATAAGTTTCTATGTACCAGGTGCCGTCGCTGGTGCTGAACAAGATGTCTGCGGGACGATTTACTTCAACTTCATCGTTGAAAAATGCCCGAAAAAAGAATTCAAAACTACTGGTGGTACCCTTGCGTTCGTAGAATTTTCGGAAGTGTTTGACCAGCAGAGTTTTATCGGCTATGGGATCCTGTGGAAACTCGGCCATGTACTGGTTCATGAACTTGGTAACCAGACTGCTGTTGGCAGTGTCTATGTCCCGATTTAACTGCAGACTCTGTATGACATTCTGCGGATTGCCACCCTGATCCAACCAGCTAAAATAACTGGTCATGAAGGTAACAAACAGCGGATAATATTCCTGAACAAAATCAGGAATTTGGTCCTGTACGACCAGACTTAATTTGTTATCGGTTGTCATCTGTCTTTGGTGGTCAATGCCTGCATCTCGACCGTGATGCCGTTGGCTAGGTTGCTGGTAGCGTCGGCCGCGGTATCATCCAACACCAGAATTTCATTGTAGGCTGGCACAACATCGCGTCCGGCTTCCTGTGTATCGCAGGTAATGCGGATATCAGTGCTGGCGCCAATGTAACCACTGACTGTCATGCCACTGATGACTACCTTGCCAGTGGCATAGTTTACTGTGCCAACATTTTCTACCAGTACATTGTTGCTAATAATATCATAGATTTTCAGGATGCCAGTACCATTGTAATCTGGAGGATTGGTGTTGGGTACATCTCTTAATTGCGCGCTAAAGGTGCCCGCAGTATTGACCAGGGCATAGTAATTGCTTTTGACTTCGCCGGGATGTATGGGAGCAGGGAACATAACTGTGCCGCTGTATTTAGTGCCGGCCGCAATGCTCAGTCGCTTTTGCTGACTCAGCACAACAATTACACTGCGTATGGCAGTGTCTATATTTTTAATATCTTCCTGCAGTTCCGACATGTAGAAACTGCTGTCGAATTTTTCCAGATTCATATCAATGTGATCTTTTACTGCGGTATTTACCAGTGTAGCCAGACCGTTGCTGGTTCTATTGGTGGCATCGGCTATGTATTTTACCTGTATACGGAAATTTAAATAGGTATACAGTGGATCTACAAATTCGTGCGTGGCAGTAACAATGCCACGAGGTTGCAGCACTTCCTTGATTAGTCTTGCTTTTTCGCTGTCAGTCAATACATAGCCTGTGTAGGGCTTGATGCTGATAAAAATCTTGCCAAATTCCGGTGGGTCGTTTTGTTCGCCACCCCAGATATTTACACTCTGTGCACCGGGAAGATTGGCACTGATTAAACTGGCATAGTCGGTAACAGTAATGGCGCGACCCTGCGTGGTATACTGATTGATGGCATTGAATCGAATCTGATCTGTGGTTTCCTTGGCAGCACCGCCCTGTGGGCGACTGATGGTGGCTATGCTGCGATTGGCTGCAGATTCGCCGGTTACACTGGCTGTGGTCCAGGTAAGCGCAGTATTTTGGCTGACATTGGCATCGGCTCCATTGCTCACCAGATAATTAATTTTTACTACATCGCCATAGCCCGGTGCCTTGCCCAGGATACCATCGCCAAAGAAAATTTCATAGTAGCCCAGAGGATTTTCTTCCAGATAATAGATGCGACTGTTGGCACGGGCTTCCACAAAATCATTCATTAAGGTATAGGTTTCGCTATAACTGCTGGTGCCAGCATACTGCACGCTCACTGTAAGCGTGTGAGTATCAATGTCCTGATTGGGAATCTGATAGCGGGTCGCTGGCGTAGGGTTGGCTGGCACAGTATAATAGTAGTCCAGGGCACGTCCCTGATATAATTCAATTTCTGGGAAGGTATAGACACCACCATTGGGTGTAGACACATAGGTATCTTTGTTGTAGAACAGATAGGTATATTCGCCAATGTGGGTGCTGAACTGAGTATAGGGTTCCAGGGTCACAAAGGTGGGTGTACCAGCCACATTCTGCAGTGTCATGCTTACTGTGCTGCGCGCACTCTTGATGGAACGGGGCGTATAACTGGTATGCTTGGCCAGGCTGGCCACTGAACTGCGTTTCAGTGCTGTGTCCAGGAACATTTCGTTGCTAACCATGTTGGCCAACACGGCATTGTAGTGGGTATTATAGGCCAAGAGGTCTATGAGTATGCTCAGGTTACTGCCTTCAAAATCATAGTCAGTAAATTGACTCTGATTTCTCAGATAATCCTTGAGGTTTTCTTTGATCTGATCAAAGTCTAGTTCGGTTACGCGTAGATTGGCCATTTATCTGACCCTTGTAAATGTGGTGGTAAAGGTACGGGGCACATCGGTATTTTTAATTTTATATTCAATGTCAATGCGGACTTCATTGTTGTCCATGCTATTGACATTGACCGACAATAATGTTACTCTGGGCTCAAATTTTGTGATGGTGTCGCGTATGGCTCGCTCCACCACCAACAGTGTAGTGGGATGATCGTTTTCAAACAATAAATTATGTATCTGGCATCCAATTTCGGGATGGAAAGGGCGCTCAAAATGATTGGTCAGTATGAGATTGCGCAGGGCACCGCGTACAGCGTTGTCGTCGATTTTCTGCGCCACATCCTTGGTGCGGGGATTGATCCCAAAAGCACCATCTAGATCGGCAAAGGTTCTTGTTATTGTATTGGCCATAACGTTATTTATCCACCTATGAACACGTTGCTGCTACCCTGAGCAATGGTACTGCCGCAGGCAATGCTGTCGCCAATGCGAGCCGCGGCGCTGCCATTTATTTTTACTGAACCGCTGCCAGAACTGATGTTGCTGGGATGACAGCCCTGATTGGGACAGCAGTGCGGCAACCAGCTGTCGCCCTGCTTGTGTGCTGGTATGCCATTGATGATTACCGAACTTCCGCCCGTGCCCGCGCGCGGGGGAAAACATCCATGCCCCGAACAAATATCACCGATTCTTGCTGCAGCTGCCATGTCTGTCCTTATTTGTAGTAGCCCACGCTGCCCAATAGGCTGGTGGTGGTGCTGATTGTTCCTATGCTGGTCACAGTATAGGTAAAGCTCGATGTAGTGGGCAGAGTTTCTGTGAAGAAAGTGCCCTGGGCATAGCTATGTCGGGTGCCAGTACTGGTAATGGCCACAACAATTATGGATCCCGATGCCACGCCATGAGGTTTGGCAAATCGCACAGTAATGGTGGCGCCCGATGTTACACTGGTGGTGTTGGTGACCGTAAAGGTGGCCGCAGGCAGTGTGACGAAGGTGGAGGCCCGATAGGTGGTAACTCCACCGGTTTCCGCAGTTCCGGCCTGCACAAACGGACGTATCTGCTGTCTAAATCGGTTCCAGTCATTGCATACGGTCTGGCTGATGTCGGTAATGGTCAAACTAGTAGTCTGTCCGGTGCCCAGTCTCAGACTCACTGTCATGGTTATGCCCGTACTGCGCGTAGGGTCTGGTACGGCCTTGTAGCCCGCAAGATAGGATGCAGGCAAGGTTTTTACCGATGGTTTTACAGTGACAAATTCCGAGCGCGTGGCTCCGGTGCTGTCTTTGCCGTTCTGGTCCGCGCTATTTCTAACATACCAGAGTTCTTGTTGAAACACACCCTGATGCTGACCATAGATGGTGAACTGACCATTGGTGCCGCCACGGCAATAGATGGCTGCATTGCTGCCATAGCTGGTGCTGAACCCCACTATGGTAACTGTGTCAGTGACCGAACTCCAGCCCGGCGTTAAATCTGCACTCAACTGCTGCAGCTGACATACACTGGTAAAGTCAGTAAAATGATACACAGCCACCAGATCCTTGCTGCCACCGTACACCAGGTTCAGTGGATCGGTGGCGGCAGCAGCATTGGGCTGCACACGATAGCCAGTAACATTGGAGGTTGCCATTAGCCTAGATCACACAAGAATGGTTTGATGCTCTTGCTTTCCAGCATGGTCATTACCTTGGTAGGACCGGCCGGGCGGTTGCCTGTGGGGTTGAAACTTACATGCACCCAGCAGCTGGATCCCTTGTATTCCAACAGGAGCTGGTCATAGGCCACATTGTCGCGAATCCAGAGCGCGGCTTCATAGTTGTTGCTATGACTGCCAAAGTCCAGATCCACGGCCTGCCCCTTCATGTGCTGG